CTGCCTTCGCGGGCGGGTTCGACGCCGAAACGCCGAAACGTCCGGAGCCACGCGCCGATCCCGGTAAAGTTCAGCCCGCGGAAACCCCACGGGAGACCAAACCGAACGGCAAGGACCCGGATTACGTCCAGATCACGAGGTCGGACTGGGATAATGTGCGGACCGCCGCGGCAAAGACGGCCACATATGATCAACAGCTTTCCAAAGCGTTCGGGACGATCGGCAACCTACAGAAAGTCATCAATGGCCTGCGCGACCAGACGCCGCAGGGTCGCAAGATCGAGGTATCGCGCGAAGCGTTTGCCGACCTGGAACGCGACTTCCCCGAACTGGCGAATTCCACGCGGGCCGCGCTGGAGCGCGCTCTCTCGGGCGTCAACGGGAACGGCGCTGATCCCGCCGTCATCCGCCGCATGCTCAACGAACACACGTCCGAGCGTGAGGTGGAGGTCCTTGAAGATGCCCATCCAACATGGCGTGATATCGTCGGCGCCGTCGATGTTACGCAACAAATGCCAGATCCTAACAACCCGTTCAGGAAATGGCTGGCAGGCAAGGATGCCGGATACCAACGACGCATCAACTCGACGGAGAGTGCGGCTGTGGTCATGCGGGCCATAAACCTGTTCCAGAGTGAGACGAAAGGGCAACCGGCGGCACGAGCCACTCAGGCCGCACGTTCCGACGCGCGGGCTGATCGTATTCGCGCGGCTGTCCAGCCACGCGGAGATGGTGCGGCGCCTGCCGCCGATGCCACGAATGACGCGGAAGCGGCGTTCGCGGCTGGGTTCAACGCCAGGTGAACGGCAGCGTGCCCTGGCCGAAAGACTTCGCGGCGCGTTCTGCTTCTGCACGACGCCGTCTGGCGGCAAGGTTATTCTGTTGCCAGACGGGGTCCCGCGACCGTTTCAACCCGCCAACCAACTGGGCTGCCCGCCAGCTATCAGTCTCAGATCGTTTTTTCACGCCTGCGCTATTGGCCGCGCGCCATATGGGGTCAGCGGTCACCTGGCACATCGCGGCGAGGTGGGCTTCTCGATATTCCGGATTGGTCGACCGACGAGCAATCCCGGCGGCTAGTTTGGCGTGCCATATCGGACTGGCCGCGAGGCGGCGTGCCGTCGCTCGTTTATTTTCCTGCCACTCAGGGCGCGCGGATCTGAGGCGGGCTGCTTCGACAGACCATCCGATGCCACCATCGCGAAGATTCATGCAAAGCGGATCGTCAAAGACTTTCTCCCAGGTGATCAGAGCGGCTTCCCCGGCGAACACGTCGGCGGAACTGGCGAAAAACGCGAGGATCTCACGTTTCAGCCGCCTTTTGACCGGGTGTTTCTTGATCCAGTTGCCGGAACCCAGGTAGCGGTCGATCGAAGGATGTTTCTTCGTGCTTCGCTTGCCACCATACCACCGTCCATCGAACGGATCGGTCGTAACGTAAACGAAATGCCAATATCCCGAGGCGTCAGGCGCGGGTATGGTGATTTCAGCCATGACGAGGGTCCTTCTCGCGTGGTCAGGGTTGGCGTCGGTGTCATCAGCACCGACGTTGACCCGAATTTAGCCGCCCAAGCCTGACATGCCAACGACTGACCGCCTCGTGTGGTCGGCCTGTGACCGTCGCCCTGTGACGACGGTTTTCGAGAACTCACCTGGCTTCTTGACAACCTAATCCACAGGACTAAAAACCATGGCAATGCAAACATTCGGCATGACTACTGCCCGACTTGCGAAATTCAAAGGAGAAATCCTAAGCCACGCCGTGCCGCAGGAAGTATTGGGCCGTAGTGGGAGACAAATCCCAATGCCCAAGAACAACTCTGACACGTACGTCGCGCGCCGCTGGCTGCCCTATGGCGCCACCGGGGCCACGGCATCGTCGCAGAATCAGTTTTTCCAGAACGGGCCGGGCGATCGGGGCAATATCATCGCCCAGGCGCATCAACTCTCCGAGGGCGTGACCCCGCCGCCGGATTCCATCGTGCCGTTGGACATCACCGTGGTCGTGCAGCAATTCGGCTGCCTCTACGGGTTCTCAGACAAAACGTACAATTTGTATGAGGACGACATCCCCAAGGCGATGATCGAACAGGCCGGCGAGCGGATGACGTTCGTCAACGAAATGATCGCTTACGGCGCGTTGAGGGCCTGCACCAACGTCTACTACGGCGGCGGGGGAACATCGATCTCCACGACCAATGGCGGGCTGACGCTGGGCCTCATCCGGCGCATCGCGCGCAACCTTCAGGCCAATCACGGCAAGCCCGTCAACAAGGTTCTGAAGGCGTCACAGAATTTCGGCACCGACCCGGTCGCCGAGGGCTTCACGGTTTACAGCCACACCGACCTTGAGCCTGACATCAGGGACCTTCCCAACTTCGTGCCCGCCGAGGCCTACGCGTCCGGATCACCGATCCAGAACGAGATCGGCAAGTGCGAGCGGTTCCGCTTCATCACCTCGGCGGATCTCCCGTCCATCCAGGACGGCGGGGCGGCGGTCGGCGCCACCGGGCTGTCGTCCACCACGGGCGCGAATATCGACATCTACCCGTTCATCGTCACGGCGCAGGATGCCTGGGGGCAGATCGCGGTGCGCGGCCTTGGCGCGCTCGATCCGACATTCATTCCGCCCGGCGACAAAACCAAGTCTGACCCGTTGGGCCAGCGCGGTTACGTCGGCTGCGCGTGGTGGAAAGCCGTGATGATCGAGAACCAGGGTTGGATGGCGGTCGGCAACGTCGGCTCTAAAGTATTGGTCTGAGTGATCAAGTAAAGGAGACATCCAATGCTTGACACGATGAACAGATACCTCGCCGGGTTCAGGGAGGTGCGGTGGGTACATGCCCTGCGTGCCTGCCTGATCCCGATCGGCGACCGCATGTCCTCGCAGGCGCTCACGTCCGCCGGGTTGGTGATCGGAACGACAGACAACACCACCGCGAAGATCGGCGCGTCGGCGTTCCAGGCCTGCGCCGCCGGTCGCATGGTGACGATCAACGCAGGCACCGAACTGCCGAAACCGCTGGGCCTGAACATGACTACCGGCCAGTTCGGCATCGGGTGCTGGTTCACCGACAGCGGCGGCAACGTGACGTTCGCGTCGGGGACACCGGGCACCAGCGCGGGCACCGCGGGTTTCCCGCAGTTCCCGCGGGGGCAGGCGCTGATCGGTTTCGTCACCATCACGTCAGGCGCGACCTACACCGGGGGCACCACGGCCCTCACCGGTATCGCCGGATACAACTCGCCCACCGGGGCATTCGATCCCACCATCCTCGTTTGAAAGGGGAATGAAATGGCTACGCTTAGTTTTGACGCTGGAGTGACCCAAAACCTCGCGAACGCGGGCGCTGTCGCGGGTGCGACCTCGACCTACACGACCACGGCGGCGACTGTTTGCGCGATTTTAGGGAAATTCGCCACGCCTCTGGCCGCGCAGACCGCGCAGCCGACGCCCACGACGGACGCCACGACCGGGCAACCGTTTATCGCGCTGCAACCGAACCAGTGCTGTTCGTTGGTTCTGGGGGTTAATGCAGCCGGCGCGATCCGGATGTGCCAAGGCGGAATTCTGCCCACGAACGCTGGCGTGACGACAACTGTTGGCGCGTTTCTGCGTGACCCACAGTTCCCAAGTCTCCCCGATGACTTCTGCGCCATTGCGTACACAATTGTGAGAACAGCGCCAGCCGCCGCTCCGTGGATTCCTGGCACTGGCAGTTGGACCGCTTCAGGCGTGACGACATCGACCTTCACCAACATTAGTCAACTTCCGGCACGCCCACAGATCGCGTAAGCGGATGCCGCCGTCACTCCCAGCGGGCGAACTCGCCATACAGCCTGACGGCGGCGTCCTGATACGCTTTGGACGCCTCCTCGATCGAGGTGAAGGTGCCGAGATAGACCAGTTTCTTCTCGTACCTGATACAAGCCGTGAAACGTCCCCAACCAGTAGGATAAACCCCCTTGACGCCTCGGGCGTTGTTCCTTCGCGCTGGAGTATTCGTGCCATTTTGACCACGCGTAGCGGCTCTGAGATTGACGAGCCGATTGTTCGATCTGTCGCGGTCGGCGTGATCCATGACTTCAGGGACAGGCTCTCCATGCACCAAAAGCCAGATCAGGCGATGGGCTATGTAGTCTCGGCCTCTTATGGAAACGATGCGATATTTGGTCGAAGCGTTGATAGTACCGGCGCTCGTTCCCTCGTAGAGACGATTCCATCGAAGGAAATTTCGGTTGTCAGGGAACATCTCTCGCGGTCTTGGCAGCCACGTCAGGACGCCGGTTTCGGGGTCGTAAGCCAGCAACTGGCGCACGAGGTCGCGAGGCGGTAATAGCTTGGGAAGCACGTCGATCCTCCACCCTAGGGTCAGTGTCAGGACGCTCAGAGCCGGTTCAACGGCCTGGGCGTCCGCCTCTGATCATGAATGAACCGTCCCGCAACGGCAACAGTCAGAGGTGATGCATGCCGCCGTTTCAGAAGAAAGAGGCCCACAACAGCGATGTCGCGGTTGAGCAATACGACCCCATCGCCGATCCAAAGGATTACGATGGCGATATCATCCTCGCGGACAAGGACCTGATCGCCAAGGACTACGCCGACGAATTATCGTTTATGAACGAGCCGATCGAGATCCGCCTGCAACCCTCGACCGACAGGAACGCCGCCATGTCGTTCCCCGTGTGGGTGAACGGCAAGCCCGCCGAGGTGATGACCAACGGGCGCTGGCGAGAACTGGGCTGGCTGCCGGTGGCGACGAACCTCACGGTGCGCCGGTCGGTGCTGGAGATCATCCTGCGCGCCAAGGTCGACACCGTGAACACGCAGATTTTTGGCGCCGACACTGAGCGGCCAGAGAACAAGACGCCGCGCTTCACGACGCCGGTTCATTCCGTGTCCGTGCTGTCCGATCCGAACCCGAAAGGACCGGCGTGGATGACCGAGGTCATTCGCAGGACGTATTGACGTGACCTACCTCGAAATGTGCCGCGTGGCGATCATGAATTGCGGCGTGGCGCCGTTCGCCGCCCTCAACACGGTGCTGCCGACCGTGGTCGGGGCCACCGGCAGCGTCGGCAGGGTCACCGCGTGGGTCAAGGACGCCTATTCCGACATCGTGATGGAACACGACGACTGGGACTGGCTGCGGTCCAGCAACATGCTGGGCGGCGGCGTTTCGTTCCAGACGATCGCCGGGCAGGCCAGCTACCCGCTGGGCACCGGGCCAGGAACGGTGGGCGTGGTCGCCGATCGGCTAGGCAAGTGGGCTGAACACACGTTCCGCGACCACACGACATCGGTCGGGTTTGTCAACGAAAACTACCTCGATGACATCCCCTACGATCAATGGCGCAACGATTACATGTATGGGGCGCAGCGCAACGTGAAGACGCGCCCGATCGTCATCGCCATTGGCCCCGATCTGAGCCTCAATCTGGGTCCGCCGCCGAACGATCAGTACACCGTCACCGGAGATTATTTCGTCGTGCCGCCGGATCTGACGGCTGACGCGGATGTGCCGTTCGGCCTGCCGACGCGGTTTCACATGCTGATCGTTTACCGGACGATGATGAAATACGGCCAGTATGAGTCCGCGCAGGAAGTCTACACGCGCGGCCAGGAGGAGAACGCGGGCATGTATTCACGATTGCAGCTTCTTCGCGCGCCGCGGGTGACCTGGGGGGCGGCGCTGGCATGACGCTCGTCCTGCACGGCCCCAGCTACAACCCCGCTTTGCCGGTGATCACGCCCGAGGCGCTGGCGGCTTCGATCAACACCGAGTTCACGACGTTCTGGTTGCCCCTGACGGGCGGCGTGCTGAACGGGCCGGGCAATCTGGTGGTCGGCGGCACGCTGGGGGTGACGGGCAACGCCACGTTCAGTGGCACGCACGCGGTCACCGGCGTCTCGACGGCGACGGGTGGTTTCAACGGCAACACGGTTTTCGGGATCGGGTCCGGCGCGGCGGGTATCGGCCTGACGACGAACAACGCGGCATCGTTGTCGCGGCTCACCATACCGACCAACACGCGGACCTGGACGCCGTCGTCGGTTCAGGACGCGACGACATCGGCGATCTTCGTGCCCGCTCAGACTGTGACCGGCACGATGGGCGCCACTGATGGCTCCGTCTGGTTGTTCGGTGTCAACAGCAATAACATTGACTGCACGGCGTCCCCCGATCCGTTCATGCCGTTCAAGGTCAATACCAATTTCGGCGGCACGAAGGGCTCCCTCGGCGCGTTTTCCATCAACCAGACGCAGACATCCGACACGCTTGACCCAGACGGTCAGACGCGGTTCTACAACACGTTGCAGGTGACGCAGAACCTCGCCCACCGCGTCGGCAACCAGTCCAACAGCGTCGGCGTCGGCATCTACATCAATCAGGCGGCGAGCGCGGTTGGCTGGGCCAATCTGGAGGGCATCGAGGTCGGTATTCAGCGTGTCGCCGGCACGACGCTGAACGCTTATAACGTCATCGGCATGATCGCGACGAACAGTTCCGGCAACCATGCCGTGGACTATGAATCGTTTCTGCATATGTTCGCGGCATCCGGCTCGACCAGCCTCAACACCGGCATCCTGCTCGGCACGCCCGGCGGTCAGTGGCCGATCGATCCGACGAACGGTTGGATCATCGACACTTATCAGCAGCGGAACAATAATCCCGGCCTGACGCAGCGCATGGCGCAGGCCGCGGCGGGCGGTTTCGACTTCAGTCAGGTTAATTTCAGCGACAGCGTGATGAAATCGCCCGGCGTGCGGATCAAGGGCATCGCTGAAATCGACATCGGTCCCGCGTCCCTCGCGGCCAACGCGACCGGCGCTCAGATCGACGTTGTCGGCTACAAGGGCGCGTTGGGCGCGGTGATCGCCAACGGCGCCACCTATCAGGTCAACGACCAGCTTTACGACGGATGCGGCGGCATCATCAACGTCGATACGATCAGCGGCCCTGGCGGCGTGCTGACGGCGCATTACCTGCCCGGCAAGGAGCCGTACTGGTATGGTGCCGGGGCGCCCGCCACCGTCGCGACCACGGGCGGCTCCGGCAATGGCGCGGCGACGTTCAACGTGACGTGGACGGCGCAGACGGCGTTGTCGCTGCAACCCTCGGGCGGGACGACGACGACCGGTGGCACGTTGACCGCCGGTGGACTGATCCGCGCGCCGTCGTTTCAGGCGCAAACGACGATCCATCTTTCCGGCGTCCAGGCTGTCGGTCAGTATGGCTACTATGAGAACATGACATTTGACGGCGCCGTCACCAGCGGTGCCGCTTCAATCAATCTTTTCGGCATCTCGGACACCGTGGACGCCACCGCCACGCCTGACGGCGCGCTGCGTGGTTTCCGTATCAATCAGGCATCCCTCGCCGGTTTCAAGGGCGGGCGCTACGTATTCCACGCGGATCTGCTGGTGGCCGGCGCGTCCGCCAACACCAACCCGCAGCAGCGGCAATATGTCGCGGGGTTCTTCAAGGCGAACGCGTCTGCGAACGACGGCGGCACCAGCGCCACGGTCAACGGCGCGAGCCTGGGCGGCCTGACGGCGTCGAACCCGATGGCCACGCTCAGTGCCGGGGCGACATACTGGAACTACCTGACGGGCCAGGAGATCGACATCTCCGTCCATGCCGGGGCCTCGGTCTACAACAAGACCGGTCTGGTGATCGTGGATCAGGACGCCGGCGCGGCGAACCAGGGCGGCGCCGTTGATCGCGCCATCGCCATCGCGTCCGGGTATTGGCGCAACGGCATCCAGTATGGCGGCATCGGCGGCGGCTGGCCGATGGACCCGGCGAACGGCGTGATGTTGAGCATCCTGCCGCAATATTACACGGCCACGCCCGGCGTGAAGTTCGCCACGCCGCAGGCTAAAGGCGGCATTGACCTGTCCTGGCTGGAAGCGTCGGGCAACGTCTTCGCGGCGATGGGATTTAGTGTTCAGAAAGACGCGATGCTGTTGGGTCCGGCGCGGTTCGCGTCGTCGGGTGGAACGGTGTCGATCGACGTGGCCAATTATTATGTGGCGTCCGCCGTCGTTTCGGGTGGCGCGGGCATCAATAACGTCGTCGGTGACAGGCTGTACGGCACTGACGGCTACGGCGATGTCTACACGGTCGCCAGCCTCGGCGCGGGCGGCGCGGTCGCGACGGTGACGGTCTACGAGGCCGGGTCGGCTTCCGGCGCGCCGGCGGCGGCCGTCACGACGCTCGGCGGCAGCGGCGGCGGGCAGGCGGTCGTCCTGACGCGCACCTGGGCCGCTGGGACGGCGCTGGTGCTGCAACCCTCGGGCAGGGCGACGCAGATCGGCGGGAATGTTTCTCACGCAAATCCAGCCAATGGAATATACAATATAAGCGCCAACAACATTACATCCAGCATCGATCCATGGTTTTCATCATTCATCAAAGCAAGCAACTCTGGTGGAACCGGGTCTCCTATAAGCGGGCAAAGCGTAGTTAATAACTTCCAAATTCAGGATTCCATAAATTCCACGGGGAACGTGGATGGCATCAATCTTACGCATAATGTAGCGCCTAACGGAGCAACGGCACGAGGTCATCGTGTTGGTCTTAGTGTCCTTCTTAGTCAGGTTGGCACAAAGCAGAGCGGCGTTATCACGGATGCGGGTATTTCGTCGGGCGCGGTGTTGAACGCCTGGGGGAGTAGTAATCTTGGTGGGAGCGCCACTGGCTATCTAGGGGGCCTGAACGGCGTTAACGCCGTGATGCGTATTTTGTCACCGGCAACGTTCTTGGTCGGAGGTAGTGGTCTGGAAATTGATGTGAGTGCTACGTCAGGAACCAGTTACTTGTCGTGGTATCACCAGTTGAACGTAACCTTGTCGGAGCATGCCGTTCGTGGGTGGTCCAATGAAAACGGCAGTATTTTGATCGGCGCACAGGTCGGGGCGCTCGCTGATGTCATGTATGGGGTGAAATTCGGGGACCAGGATTCGCAGAACACGTTCGATCCGTTCGGTCGCCTGATTTATTCAGGAGT